ATGAAATCAAAAACAACAAAAGGGATTGCAGTTCTTCTGGCTTGCTTTTTGGGCATGGCCGCAGTTGGATGCTCAGGGGATAACGATTCCAGCAGCAAGAACAGCGATGCCGCAGAAGTTTCCGCAGCAACCCTGCCGGTCGAAACCGATGAACAGGGCGAAGCTGTGACCGATGCAAGCGGAAATGAAGTTCTGGCATCCGGTGCGACTGATTTCATGGTAAAAGAAATTGAATTTACATGGGGCAATCAGAATGGTTCTAGCGACAGCAGTCAGGATGCTACCGAAGCAACCGACAGCAACGGCAATGCTGTTACTACCGCAGCAGGCGGCTCTTCCAATTCCGCAACACCGGCAAACGGCAACGCTTCCGCTTCCAATGGCAACAATGCTTCTAACGGCAACAACGCTTCTAATGGCAACAGCGAAGTCGTTACCTCTTATGCAGCAGTAACCGATGACAGCGGCAACAAGGTTGTTGACGACAACGGCAAGGTTGTCACCGAAGTTGTTACCACACCGAGCAGCAACGGCGGTGCAGTGGTTGACCCGAACCAGAATGCTGCTTCCTCTTACACCGAAAAGCTGGATACGTTCCAGGCTTACTGGATGGATATGACCAAGTCGCAGGATATCGTATTCAATGGCGATATGATCAACGTTACCTTTAAGGTAAAGGAAACCACTCCGGACGGCAACTATGTCATCCACCTGTCTGACTCGCAGTATAATTCTGAATTTGCAAACTGGGATGCAAAGACACTCGTTCCGTCTGTCACCAACGGCTGCATTACGGTCGGCGATGCAACACCAGAAGCACAGACTGCAACCAATGCAAGCGACTTTGTTCTGACTGCGGATTCTGTTACTGCAAAGCAGGGCGATGAAGTAACCGTATCGTTCCGGATTGCAGATAACCCGGGCATGGTTGCCTTTGTTCTGCGGTTCCAGTATGACTGCAATGCACTGGAAATCGTCAGTGCAGAAGTTGGCGATGATTGTGCCGATGCTCTGCGGAACGGCTTGAATCACTAAGTTTTTTATATGCAATTGGGGGAACTGCGTGCAGTGGCACGCTTCCCCGTTTATCTGGGTGTGGCGCAGTTGGTAGCGTGCTACCTTGGGGTGGTAGAGGCCGCCGGTTCAAGTCCGGTCACTCAGACCAGAGAAAACCCACGCAGTTTCGAGGCTTTTTCGGAATTGCGTGGGTTTTTGTTTTTAGCAAAAAGCAATCTGACGAAAAATTGACGAAAAAAGTACATAATAAAAAACTACCTTACCAAACGATCATCTGATAGGGCATTTTGCAGTGCAAATGAAGTGGCAACTATGCGATCTCCAACAAAACTTTCCCTCAGGAACAAACTATAACATGCTCTGCAAGAGTATTCTATCAGTAAGAATCTGCTGTTGTTGGATTATCAGAAAAAATATACATAGGGATGGGCTGTCATAACTATTGGATGGCTTATCTCTGGACTTGAATAGTCCGCTGAAAAATCTCATAAGAATTTACATTTCCTTTCTTGATTTGTATTAATAAAAATAATTTTTAATGGAGAAAAATATGATTTACTTAGATGCAAATATTTTTTATTGGTATTATGGCAGAGACAAATTACCACTTCCAAGTACGAAGCCTACATTTAATTTAAAATTATTAAATGATTATTTAGATGATACGTTAAATAAAAGTTTGCCTGCTTCCGTGCTTATGGAAATAATAGTTCATTTTAGAGATTATCCTAATCATTTAAGAAGAATAATATCATTTATAGATGAAAAAAGAATAAAAGTATATAATAATTTCAATGGATGTTGCTTTACGTCAGAAGAGCTTTCTTTATTAATGATTATAACAGACAGTATAGCACTTAAAAACTATTCAAATCAATTACTTAATAGAAAAATTGAAATAGAAGTTAAGCATTCATACGTTTTTCTGCACACTTTAAGTTTATTATATGCTGATTATTATGTAAAACTACAAAATTCTTTAGACAACGAGAAAAAAGATTCAATTATAGAATATATAGGAAAAGATTTATTTAGAGAAATGAAAGAAAAACATTTAAACGAACTCACTAATTCACTAAGGAATGGATATAATAATAACAAGCCTCAGCAATTCTTAAAAAAAACATATATCGACATGCTTGTACAAAACTGCATTTCTATACACATGATCTCTGACGCAGTTGTTGAATCTTTAAATGATTCAACTGATTTATATAAAGTTATGTGTGATTCAGCAAAAAAAGCTCGAAATGACGGATTAAATGATAATCAAATAATGAATATAGTATCTTCGGCTCTTGCAAAAAATTCTGTTTTTTTAAAACAAGCTAAAGATAATATATCTAATATTTTTATTAAAAAAGGATATACAAAGCATCAGGCAGAATATATAAAAATACTTCTTGATGCTTGGCTTGATCGTGGACAGAAATTAAGAAAAAATGATATATTTGATATGCTATTTGTAGGTTCAGTAGATAAAATCGTTTTTGATGAGCAACAGAGTATTATTATTGACCAAAGATCATATCTTTTATCATTTGATAGTACTGTATCAAAATTTATTTGTCAAGATAAGTGGAATAAAAAACTGTTATCAAGATTTTCTAACAATAATGATTGACCATAAACATACTTAATTATCAAAGCACCATTATTTTCCTTATATCATAAATTGACTTATCGGACATATATCCACAGCGAATTGCACCGTCAATCTTCTCTGTGGATTTTTCTTTATCCGGCTTGATTGTTTCTGGCAGGATCTCGCTTGATGAAGATGTTGTCCATCATCCAACGAAGAACTGGCTGACCACCATGTGCTATTTTTTTCTCCAATGTCAATTTCATTAGTTCTTTTGTTGGCGGTGACATATCCCCTTGTCCTACACTATACAAACTTTATGTTACACCGTTTGCTATTTTCATTCGTGCAGCACTCATAAAATAAAAAAGCCGCCTTACCGGACGACATCCGGTAGGGCGATTTTGCATTAGAATAAAGTAAAATTTGCGATAAATACAGTATATCATACTTTTTCATGACTTGTCAATAAAATCATTTGTCGAATTTTGTCGATGAAAATTATAGCTTTGCATCCAACGAAGCCACGTGCTTCAGAATCTGTTGCAACGTGGATTCTTCGGTGTCTGGTTCAGGTGTTGGTGTTGGCTCTGGTTCAGGTGGTTGCGTTGCTTTTGTGAACCCGTTCAGACCAGCGTTTTTGATGATTGTTGGGTAATCTATGTAGCATTCATCTAAATCGACGTCCCCGTTAATACCACTGATCGTTCCGCACCCCTTCTGCCAGATGCCATAATCGCCAGAATAACCGCATTCGCCGCTATAATCCGCACACCAAACGGTATACCGATTTCGCACCGATTCAGTGACATAATTTTCAAGGTAAAAGGTAGAGCAATACAAACCGGCATAATAGCCAGCCTGCTCCAATGTGCTGCAAAATGCTTCAACCATTTCGCTACAAACCTGTTTTCCAAGAGCAAATTGCTTCTTTTCTTCCAAATCGAAATAAATTGGATATGCAAACCGCTTCCCCTGTAGAACTTGCAAGCAGACACTTGCTTCCTGCCTTGCCTCTGCTGCACTCGTGGCATAACTATACCAAAACGCACCGCAGGGAATCCCCAGCCGCTTACAAGCGGCATAGTTTCGTTCAAATTGCGTGTCTACCTGAGATGTTTCCCTGCCGTATCCAGCCCGTAAAATCGCAAAGTCAACCAGTCCGGATGCTTTTGCAGCGTCCCAGTCAACCTCGTTTTGACAGTATGACACATCAATCCCTTTTAAAACGCTTGCTGTTTCGGTGCTTTTTTTGATGCCAAAATACTTGTAAAAATCCTCTGTAACCGTGCCGTTACCTTTGGTCTCGTCCCCTAACCAGCGGTATCCTGTCCGCACATCCAGATGTGTGTACTGGTAAGATGTCGTGATGTTAGCGATGCCGCCGAAACCTAAGTCCTGAGCCTTGCAGCACACTGTCTTGCTGCTGATTGGCTGACCATCCTGCCCGTAGCAACAAACATCCGCAGCAGTGCCCTTTGTGTGTTGACCGCTGCTTGTACCGTCTACAGCCTTGTCATGCTCTGGGCAACGGTAGCCACTTGTTACAATGATTTTGCTACAGTTAAGAGCAGTATAAAGGGCTTCCAGCTTGTCGACCAATTCAGATGCAATCAAAGTTTCATGTGATTGTCCGCACTGACACCGGAATTCACGAGCGTTGAAGTGCGGGGAAAGCTGGGTGTTATCGTTATAATCATAATGATTCACTGACATCCTATCACCCTTTCTTATTTATCCTTTTTCTGTAACAAATCAATTGCTTTTCGGAGTGGTTCGGGGAACTGCACACCCATCAAGCCTACATTTTCAACCATCGAAATCAATTCATTCGCCATGAACGCGATACAAACGCCATCTCTTACATATGACGTATGCAGGACAGCGTCCACCTGCACGGCAACCACGACAAGTGCAAGCGTTGCAACCTTACGGCACAAACCTTTCCAGCCGACTTTAGATTGTAAGCCACCTGATTCTGTTTTCGGGGACTTCTTAAAAATCCCCGCACAAGCCAACCCCATCAGGTAATCAATCGCCATAAAAACCAGTAAGGCTCTAATTGCTGCATCCCAGCCACCAAACAGCCCGGCAATCAGACCGCCGACTGTTCCAACCATCGCACAAAGCCATTCTTTCATTCAACCACTTCCTCCTCGCTATCGTCGTCAATGCTGACGTCCGGTTCTTCTTCTGTTTCTTCCACCGGCGGCTCTCCATCTGGCGTAATTGTGACCGGCACATCTTCCAAATCTTTTCCGCCGTCTAAAAATTCTTGCAACGACATCAAAATGCTATCATCATCGCCAAGTTGCATGCTAGGCTGATAATTCGCATATTTTATGTACATAAGTTTAACCCTCCTTTGTAAGCCCCGATACTGTCCAGCCATTTGCAACCAATGTTGCAACAGCGTTATCAGATGCAGCCGTTCTTTTCATCCCGACTGCTGTAAACGTGCCTGATTTGACACCGCTTGCTGCAAAATTTATCAAATTTGCGTCCATATCGGCTGACGTGATAGCTGTTTTTGATACAATAAATGTTTTGGGGTATTTTGTCCCAGAGTAAACGCCTGTAATGTTTGAGCAGCCGCTTAAGTTGAGCATGCTTGCAATCTTACCACCTAAATCGGATAAATCTCCTGTAATCTTTGAGCAGCTGTTTAGACTTAACCAATTTGTAATCTTACCACCTAAATCAGACAAATCTCCTGTAATCTTTGAGCAACCGCTTAGACTTAACCAATTTGTAATCTTACCACCTAAATCAGACAAATCTCCTGTAATCTTTGAGCAGTTGTCTAAACTGAGTACGCTTGCAATCTTACCACCTAAATCGGATAAATCTCCTGTAATGTTTGTGCAGTTGCCCAAACGCAGCGTGCTTGTAATCTTACCGCCTAAATCAGACAAATCCATCTTGTTTGTAGTATCGTTTATGATTGATAAGGCTGTAATACTGTCAAAATCCATGCAAATCAGCCCGTTATCTGATTTTACATCAAACGTGCAGTTGCTCCCTTGTGCTTTCTGCCCACCGTACTGCCACACAACATTTGTACCAGTTGCGGTTGCAGTAAACATCCCTTTCCCATGCCGGAATTGGATGGTCTTTCGGCTTAGTCGTGCAATACTTGCATTCAGTGGTGCAATTGCGTTGCTAAGTGTTTCCTCTGTCACGCTTCCACTTAGCCGTTCAACGATTCTTTCTAAAAACTCCTGCACTCGTGTGAGAGGCTTTGGCATCGGCACATCATCGCCGGCTGCTTTTGCCAAAAATTGTTCATCTCGTGTCAACGTTTTTTTACTCATTTTCTGTTGTCACCTCCGGCACATAATTTTCCATTGCCTGATTGATTTCCGACAAATCGTCTTCTGTAAGGACGCCTTTCTCATGCCATCCGGCAGCATACAGGATAATTTGATAATCTGCCATTTTTCCAATTGCGTCCAAAAAGCCATTTTTCACAAAATCTCTCAAACTAAACATTATACATTGCCCCCTGTTGATAAAATTGCGGTTGTAGCGACCGGCTGCGGTAAAACTTGCTGCCCATTTACAAATACCATGCCATTATTTGCATTCGTGTAAGGGAAATTACTTTCGTTACTCTGTGTAATCCGAACCATACTATTTGCACCAGAATAAATGCCTTTTGTAGTACTATTGGTACAGCTGTAAATTTTTGCGTCACCTTGTCCGGTTACATAAACAGCATACTGTGCATTGCCTTTAAATTCCGTACCAGAACAGCAAATGTTCGATATATCAGAGACACCAACTGCATTTTTAGAGTTGGCATTCACCACACAATCAGAAATCCGAACCGTTCCATTATACTGTGCAAGGATTGCGGTTGTGGATGTGTTTGCAGTATCGCTGTCGGTGTTGTCAATGGTGACTTTGGACAGATGCAAAAATCCATTTTCACAGACAAAATTCCCTTGAATGGTTGTTGTCGCTGCGGCATTGCCATAAATCCGAACATCTCGACCAAGCAGGGTTAATGTTTTGTCTGGAATGGGATAAGTTCCAGCTGCCAAATAAATGACAGCTTTCTTTGCGTATTGCGTGAACTGTAAGGCTCTGCTCATCGTTAGCAGGGCTTTTGTCTGTGAAGTGCCATCCCGTGCGTCTGAGCCGGTGGCAGCGTTCACATAAACGGTCTTTGTTTCAATGCTGCCTTCTGCAATATTCTTTGCAGTCCGTAATTTTTCTGGAATGCCATCTATAGTCAACACGGAACAGCCATCGTTACCATAAGCACCGATTCCAGGGCCACTGTAATCAATTCTTGCTCCCTGATTTGCCTGAATCCCGCCGATATGGCGATATTGGCTCTCTGCGTTGGAGATGACGGAAAATCCGCCATACTGCACCCATTCCCGCTGAATGTCGCATAGCCGCACTTGTGCAAAACTATTTCGAGATTCCACCCAATAGAACGAACAGTTTTCAAAATTGGCGATGGTGTTATACATCGTGAATACGCTGCTATTCCCTGTGAGGTCGATGCCTTTCCATTCCAAATTGCAGTTGTAAGCGAAAATCGCATTCTGAATTTTTGGCAGGTCGCTTGCTGTGCCGTAGGCTTCAAATCGGAGCGTTCGGTGATACAGCTGAATGCCCATGCCGTATTCATTGCTCTTATCCGTGGCGGTGTAGGTTTGCCCTTTCTTCAGGCAGATAATCGCCTGCTGGTAGGCGTTCGCCAGTACAAGAGCACGGTCGATGGTCTGCACAGCAGTGGTGGTCGCCTTTCCGTTGTTGGTGTCTGAGCCAGTTTCTGCGTCCACATACAGCCGTACCCGTTCGCCAATGGTCAACCCCTGCATGGATTGCAGCAGGGCTTCTGCACGGCTGACGCTGCTTTCTGCACGGTCAGCATCGGCTTTTGCGGTTTCACTCTTCTTGGTGACATCCTGCTGGACTTCCTTCATAGAATCCATGTATTCATCATATTTCGTTTTCATTTCTTCCGGTGTTGGAATAGCGGAAGTATCTCCATCTATGGAATCCTTTACAATTGCGTCAATCACCTGCGACTTTGCAATCAGACCGCCTGTACCATCTTTGGCAATCCATTGCAGTTTTACAATTCCGGAAAATTGTGTAACCGCATTTGACAGAATGACTTGATTGTTTACAATCTGCATATCATATATCGTCATATCCGGCAATTCCGCTCGAAGAAAATAATTTGCTGCCCCCTGTACTTCTGGAGCGTCAACAGATACCCGTCTTGTATTGCATTCTCCTTGCATTGCCAGCCACAACGTGTCAACCGTTGCAAAATAATTTTTTTTATCAATTGTGATTTGCATTGTTTATCCCTCCTCCGGTTTTTTCTTATTCATTTTAATTTCGCCATCATTACAAATAATTGCAATCGTGCCATAGGGCACCGCAACTTCTCCGTTATGCGTTCCGGTAAACCAGCTATAAAAATCGTTCTCCCCTTGTCCTGGATGGGATAATACATTAAATTCCGACAATGTGCCATTAAAATAGATGGTGGACAATCTTCTCTGCCATGCGAATGTTTCGCTTTTGATGGACTTGATTGCATTTGTAAAGCTGACTGTTTGCACAATATCTCTTCTGGGTTCAGAAGATGCCGCATCGGAAAACAGCCCTTCCAAGTCGAAAACTTTTTTAGACATGCTGACTGCATAAAAGGTTGTAACAATGTGTGGAACATTGCCATCAAAAGAACGAAATCCTAAAATCTGACTATACGGCTTGTCAATGTTGCCATTGAGCAGCTTGATTCCAATCCAAATTTCATCCGTTCCAATCGGGATATACTTTCTCACGGAAAAGCGTCCATTATCGGTATCAAAAGGCGTAGAAACGCCGTCCCACCATGACAGCTGAAAAGAACCGCTAACATTGCTGAGTGCAAAATAAATGCGTGTCATACCGGACACATTGATTCGCAGGAAGAGATCATATTCTTCTGTTACCTGTTTTGAAATCGTAGATCCACCGGTTGCATAAGACGGTGTACGCATTCCATAGACAGATTCAGAAACATTTCCCAATGTGATATTGGTGATTTCTCCACGAATGACATCGTATTCCCGTCTTGTAATCATCTGTGTGGTGCTGATTCCGATTGTAGTATCGTATACTGTGCCAATATCGCCAACGTCAAAGCTGTCCCCAATGACTGCATCTTTGAAAAATACGCTGCTTTTCAAATCCAAAAAATCAATTTGATACGACACAATCGGATGATTGATATTTTTAAATTCTGCAATCGCATTTTCCAAGCTGCTTGTACTATATACACCAACATAAGGCAATGCAAACGGGGAAAAAGAATCTTTAATAGACAGCACATTGCTATTCTGTTCTTCATTTTCGCCTTCGCCAATCGAAAAGCACATTTTTTCTTTTGATTCCTCGTAATTTTCCGAAACAGAAATAGATTTTATGTTTTCTGAATAGGCAATGCGAAACGCTGGTTTTTCCATGCTGCCAGCTGCTGATTCTCGCCTTTTTTCAAGCGAAAAATAAAAGTTATCCCGATATAATTCATGCCCTGCCACTGGAATCAATCCATTGATGACAACATCGCATACTGTTGCATTTCCAAGCCGGTCTTTGAAATTAACCGCTTCTATCGGGAATGTATCTGTATCATCGGTGTGCTGGCTGAAACTGTATAATATTTTTCCTGCATCCTCAAAGCCGTAATCTCTTAAATTCTTTGTATAGGCAGCTGTCATAGTTGCAGCCATAATTTGAGCCGCATTCTTTGCCGATTCCTCTTTGCTCCATTCCACGTTTCCGATCAAAAAATTAAGATAATACCATATGTGGTAAGCCGTACAGGTGATTGTAATTTCTCCGTGTTCATTTTTGGATACATCTCTGGATAAAATGATAAACAGCTGTGATTGGTCTTTTGACCCTCTCACCGGATAGGGTACACGCAAAATATTGTAGCATTTCAGCCGCTTCCAAGCCCCAAATGGGTCAATGGGATGCTTGATGGTGCAACTAAATTCACTGTTAAACTCTTCTGTTGCAATGCATTCTGTTGGATATAAGGAATAGCCATTTTTTATGACCGTTTCACCATTTACCAGCATATAAAAGTCATTCTGCCCGACTGGTTGTTCAAACACGCCAATTTGATGATACACAACAGCACCCCCTTATAACAAGAATCTTGCACATCGTTTGATGGATAAAAAAGATAGGTTTTCATATGTGATTTCACATTTTACGCTGGCTGGCAAATAGAGTGATGAAAAATCGCCATAAGTTTCACAACTAAGGTCTACCTTTTCTTCGTCCGGCAGTTCTTTGACTACGCCATTTTCCAGCGTTCCAAACAAAACAAGCCTGCTCCATCTGGTATCTATACAATATACCTGATCTGTCGCCAGACCAGTATTGATATAAAGTACAGCACCACCGACAGAAAAGCTGGTTGTTGCATCTGTAGCAGCTGGCACGAAGTAAATCATCGGTGTTGCTGGAATATCGCCCACACGGGCAGTATCATATTCTGTGATTGCAATTGTTCCGGAGGATTCCGAAATGGTTGGCTTTATCTGCTTTTCTCTCAGCAATTCAGAATATGCGTAACAGGTATAGTTCAGCGTGATTTCTGTGAATCGGTTTGATTTTCGGTCAGGTGTAATCCCATCCATGCACCATGCTGTAATTTTACGCTCTGGATGGTCTGAAATAATCAAATCACCATGCCCTGTAAAATGCTTCAATACTTCTTCTGCTCTTTGTCTGCCAACTGTACCAATTGTAAAAGAGATTTGCTTTGTGCTATAGCTGCCATAATCGTAAATAATCGGCGGCATACCGACCGCAGTTGCTACTGTATAATCATTTGCAGCAATTACAGGAGCAGGCAAAAATTTCACATAACCATATTGTCTACTATCATGCCCATTAAATAGAATATAGCTCATTTCACACCGCCCCCTGTAACAAATACTGCTTTTTGTGTTTCTGCTGCAATCCGCTGCATAACCTTTCGGATGTCGTCTTCACTATTTACATTTCCAATAGATAAGCCATTCAGATTCACTGTGATGTTTGCTGTTCGGTTCAAGTTTTGTGTGTTCCCACGGTTGCTTATTCTGTCCGCAGTGCCAATTGCAGCAGTTGCATACACTTCCGGCGAAACAGAATGTTCCGATAAATACTGTTCAAAGGGCGTTACTGCTGATTCTGCCATAGTTCTTCCAGCATTCTGCATTTCCGGCAAACTGTCGTTGATGGTGTTGATATAGCCAGCAACAGACATTTCCGCAGCCCATCCGAATTTCTTAGATGGAGATGCAATGCCCAATGCACTATTAAACGCATTGGAAATCATGCTGGCAGTATAAGACACACTTGCTTCTAACTGCCGCCGTCTTTCTTCCATGGTGTTCAAATATCCATCCGCTGACATATTGGCAGCATATGCAGCATTATTATATAGTTCATATGCGATGTTTTGTGAACGCTCCAGCAATCCATTAAAAGCACTTGGGGTATCTTGTGCATCAAAGGTTGCCTTAAAAGTGCTTCCGCCTGTTGTGGCAGC